GTCAAATGGCGGTCGCGGCGCGGTATGGGGTCAGTGTTCGGACGGTAAAGCGGTGGGTGGCGGCGGGGCGGGAGCACAATGATCTGCCCCCTTTGGATTCCCCGGTTGATCTGCTCCGGTGGGCCCAGCGGATGAATGGGCTGCGTGCATCTGGGTTTGCGCGCGACCTCCCGGTTGAGATTGAGCGCGCCGCTGCCGAGGCCCGGGCTACGGTACCCGTCCAACCAGTCGATGCGCCGCGGCCTTCGGCACGCCGAAAAGCGCCGCGGGTGGATGAACCGGCTACGGAATCGGCAGATGATCCGGAGGTGCAGCACGGAATCGACTTCGAGTCGTGGGATCCCAACAGCATCAATTTCGATGATGTGGTGTCGGCTGCAAAAAAGGACTTCGTCGTCCAGGAATCTCTGCTGAGGCAAGCGCTGGAATCCGGGAACAAAGATCGGATTCGGAGCGCCCGCGTCTCATTTCGCGAGGCGTCCGATCTGCTGCGGGAGGTGGAGCGCGACCGACAGAAGATCATGGTGGACCGCGGCCTGCTGCTGAGGCGGGATGATGTGAGGCGCGCCATTCAGGCAGCCCACTCGGCCATCCCGACGACATTCAAGGCCCGCCTGCGGGAGTCATGGTCGCAGCTCGCTCAGCATGCGGAGTCGCGGGCCATCTGGGATCAATTCGTGGACGCAACCGTCGATGACGTGTGCCGCCGGCTGATTGAGAATCAGTTTGCCGCATGAGGCCGCCGCAAACAGAGCAGAGTCCGGAGGAGGCATTCGTCCTGGAGTGCCTGACGCAGCAGTACACTCCGCTGCATGTGCCGCCGATCGCGGAGTGGATCCGCAACCAGCGGTTGGAGATCACGGCCGACCAGAACCCCACCTATGCAGGGCAGGTGTTCGACCCTGACAGATTCCCGGCGGTCTCAAAACTCGTGTTCAAATTCTTCGAGACTCCCGGGGCCTTCGAACTGTTCACGCTCAAGCCGGTGCAGAGCACCTTCACGACGCATGTCTGGTTCGCGATGTGCCATGCATTCATCTATCGACCATGCACTGCGATCCTCGTCATGCACACCCGGCAGGAGGTGCGAAAGAAAAAGAAGGACACCTACAAGCCGCTCATCGATGCCATCCCCGATCTGGCCAACAGCGAGCGCCTCGACGGAACCGAGACAACAGCAGAGGAGTTCCGATTTCAGCGGTCCAATCTCTATGTCGGTGGCGGCCAGTCAGCGTCGGTCCTCACATCCACCTCAGCCAATATCGTGGTGCTCGATGAGGCCGAACAGCATAAGACGGTTGGCGACACGACCACCATCAGTCTGGCGCGAGGCCGGATCACTGCAGGTTCCCAGTGGCGGAAACTCTGCGCGTTCTCGAAGCCGGAGAAGGAGGCCCGCTTTGATCGGGATCCGAAGACAGGGAACCTCTGGTACATTCCCGAAGAGGGAACATACCTGCACGCGGAATACCTGAGCGGAAACCAGATGCGGTACGAATGCCGCTGCCCGCATTGCGAGGAATACACGGAGCCGTCATTCGACCAGATCCGATTCGGCCACTGTCGGGTTTCTCTGCCCGGCATGGCGGATCAGTGGGACAAGCACCGGATTCTGAGGGAGACACACTGGGCCTGCCCGCATTGTCAGGGGGTGGTGCACGAGGGCGAGGAGAAAAAGCGATGGGTCATGGAGGGCCGATGGGTCGAGACTCCGACCGATCAGCGGAAAGCCAAGGACATGTATCCGATGGCGCATCCGGGCCGATGGTCGGCGCAATTCAGCGGCCTCGTGGACATCGCATTCGACTCGCTCACATGGGGAAATCTCGTGCTCCGATTCCTTGATGCGCAGAACGACCCAGTGAAGCTGCGGGCCTTCAACAACGAGATTCTCGGCCTACCGGAGCCGACCGTCCGCACCGACGACACGACGCAGGCGCACCTGCGCCGGCTGATTCCGTCACCGGGCTCCGCTGACCCACAGCCGTGGAACTACCGGGATGAGAATGGCAACCTCACCGGAACCATCCCGCTGCTCTCCACGCAGGTGGCCTACATCGGTATGACCGCCGACAACCAGAAGGATTCCGTGAAGTACCGGGTCCGGGCTGTTGGACACGATGGCAGATCGTACCTGCTCGATTACGGTGCTTTCCCGGCCACGCCGGAATTCGCCGAGTTGCGATCCTATCTGGACACCCAGAAGTTCACCACGCTCGATGGCGTTTCCTCTGCCATATATCGATGCTACATCGACATTCAGGGCAGTCGTTGGTTCGACTCCATCGATCTCTGCCTCGCGGATTACCCGCGAATCGTGGGCGTCGCGGGCGCGAAACAGAACATGCAGAGCAGCGATAGACTGTGGCCGGTCAAGGTCAACAGCCGGAGCGGGAAGGCCCTCTACGTGCTCTACTTCGACTCGAACTTCTGGGAGGGCCGCCTCTACCGGGATGTCATCCAGCATTTCGATCCCAAGCGGCACCGGCCTTATGCGCCGGCCATGTATTTCCCCCGCGACGTCGGGGATGATTACCTCATCGAGCTGATGCAGATGCGCGAGGTCTGGAAGAATCGGAGGATGATCTGGGAAAAGGTCAGCGCCTCAGCCGTCAACGACTTTGGGGACTGTGAGAAGATCGGGCTGATTCAGGATTGGTGCCTGCGCCAGACCAAGGAATCCGCTGCCTGATGCGGCGGCGTTGACTCCAGTCAGATGGCATGGACTACGATCGATGCGTGCAGGATGCCCTCCTCTGTGATCCCCCGCCGGGCACCGCCCCGGAAAAGGTGCACACCATCTATCGTGGCCTCAAGACCAGGCTGGAGGAGTACGAACTGAGCGTCGTGCAGAGCCAATCCATGGAGGGCATCAGCCACACCAAGACATCCCCGGCCGAGGCCGGGCGAAAAGTGTGCACATGGCTCTATGCCTACCGGCGCGCACTTGCGGAAGCCGGCGCAGCGCCAGATCCACGCACATCTGCGCAGCCCCGGGGCCACACGTTCAACTTCTCAACGCGGCCCGTCTCGGCCTGACGGCTGATGTTGACGCTCCCGCAGAGGGAGAATGAGCATCGTCCTGACTGACAGATTCGGCCTCCCTCTTGAGCCACGGTTCCACGCCTCCGGCATGGCAGGAGGAACTGCGAGCGGGGCTGGCATCGCCGCGGCCCAGCAATCGCCATCTCGTGGGTATGTGCCAGCCACGAACCGGCGACAGAAGTTCGTCCTCACCGGGGAGCCGCGCCGCGTCGTCGTGGACAAGATGAGGTGGCTCAAGAACAACAGCTACGGAACCATTGCCAGCAGGGTCGCTGCATGGGTAGGCCCAGTCCGGCCAGACCCGCGGACGGGAGACAAGGACCTCGACCGAGAGTATCGGGACTGGTGGCAGGCCACCGCCATCGACTCGCTGGTCTACGATGCTTCGCGGAAGTTCAACGCGGAGGCGTATCAGGAAATGGCAGAGGTCATCAGCCTGGTGCAGGGCGATGGGCTCACCGTTTTCTCGCAGGACTCCGCAGGATTCCCGGTCTGTCGATTCTTCGACTCGCTGGCCATCGACAATCCGTGGGGCATGACCAATGGGGCAGGGGGCTGGTGGGATGGGGTCCTCGTCGATGCCGGGCATGCGCACCTGGCGTACCGGATTCTGCGCGACGACATCCCCGAGGAGGCCAACTTCTGGCAGGCGTATCGGGGGATGGGGAATGTGGTGCCTGCGTCGTCCGCTTTCCTGCACGGGTATTTCGACCATCCCGCCAACGTGCGTGGCATCTCGGCATTCCTGGCAGCGATCAATCCAATGATCGACCTGCAGGAGGTCGATATGGCTGTCATCGAGCTGATCAAGGTGGCAGCTCGCGTGGGCTTCTCCATCGAGAACACCTCCTCTTCCGGCAGCAATGAGCCTGCTCCGATCGATGGCGCATTCATGTTCCAGCCACGGCCGCCGGCGACGCCATCGACCCGCACCACGGAGGCTGGCGAGCCGGTGAGGCTTGTCGAGGAGGTCCTTGGCGGGCCAGCCGTGGCGCGCCTCGAGGCGGGGGAGAAGATCAACATGCATGCCGTCGATCGTGACATCCCGTCATACGACGAGACGCGCGGGAACACTTTGGAGAAGATCGCGTTCTCCTTCGGCCTTCCGGTCCAAATGCTCTTCGGCCTTTTCACCGGCCGCTTCAATGTTTCCGGCCCGGGCATCCGGCTCACACTCGGCGACTCGCACCAGTGGCGGAATCGCCGGCTTAAGCGCCGCGTTCCTTTCGTGAAGCGGGATTATGCCTGGCGACTGCAGCACGCCATCGACAACGGGATCGTTCCCCGGCCCAAGAAGAGCACTCCGGCCTACTGGCGCTGCGAGGCCCGGTTCTCCGAGGCGTACACCATCGACGTGGGCCGGGATGCGAACGCCGACAAATCCAAGCTGCAGCTTGGAGCCGAGAGCCTGAAGCGGCTGGCTGCTGAGCGTGGCTCCGACTCCATCACGATCATCGAAGAGCGCATCGAGGAGCTGGAGCATATGTACAACGAGGGCGTCGTGCGGCGCGGGTTGCCCATCAGCGTCGTCTTCCCGGCGTCCATCTATGGCATCACCGGCAGCTCCACCCCCGCTCAGCCGGCCAAGGACGACCGGCCCACCGACGTCCAGCCCTGAACTCCATACAATCTCCATACATCAATCCAATGAACGAAGTCTTTTCCGCACTCCCCCGCATCGCAGGTCTCGTTTTCGGCGCGCCCTGGATGATCCGCCCTGAGTTCCACCGGGATGCTCTGGTGCCTCAGCTCATCGCTGCGCGCAACGCTCCGCTGCGAGCCTACGATGATGATGATGAATTGGATCGACCCAACGCAACCCAGCGGAAACTGCAGGATAAACTGGTGCTCGCCGCGACCGATGACTGGGCGATCACAGACGATCAGAAGCGGGCCCGCATCGCCTACAACGTCAGCCGCCGGTCCGGGGTCGCTCAGATCTATGTCGATGGCGTCATCGGCAAGGGGCTGAGTGGGTTTGACATGGGGTGTGGCGGCGTCTGCGTCGATCATCTGCAGACGGCAATGGAGCATGTGGCGGAACACAATCCCAAGGCGCTGGCTCTGCACCTCAACAGCCCGGGTGGAACGGTCACTGGAGTTCCGGAGACAGCCGCCGCGATCCGGGACTTCGCGGATTCCGTGGCTCCGGTCCATGCCTACACGGACACCATGGCATGTTCCGCCGCCTACTACCTCGCATCAGCTGCGGATACGATACATGCAGCGGCCAGTGCCGACATCGGATCCATCGGGGTGTATTGCGCAGTGCTCGACTCATCGGCTGCCTATGCCGACATGGGCCTCACCATGCACCTCATCGCATCCGGGAAATTCAAGGGGCAGGGCATGCGTGGGGTGCCTGTGAGCGAGGAATTCCTCACATCGCTGCGGGCCGATGTGGCTGCGCAGGCTGATCGGTTCTTCGGGCAGGTTATTGGGCGGCGTGGCGACGCCATCGAACGTGAGGCAGCCCGCAGGTCTGCGGCGGCCGGCTACGAAATCAGCCGGGAATCATGGGCTGCCTCGATCATGCAGGGTCAGAGCTGGACGGTCGCAGATGCGCCGGAGGCCCTCACCGATGGCGTCATCTCCAGCCGGCGTGCGCACGTCGCATGGCTCGAGAAATCCCTCGCACGTTGACGCACCGCATCGGGTGCCACCAACGAACCAGCATCATCCACCTCGTGAAATCCCTGCTCATTCCTCTTTCGCTGCTTTTCCTCTGCGCCGGCGCATTCGCTGACGACACTCCGCCTCCGGCCGCCCCGACTGGCGTCGCTGGCACCAACGGAACCTCTGGCACATCTGGGCAGTCCGCGCCGACTCCGCCCCCGGTCGCCAATAAGCAGGAAGACGAGGACGACGCTCCGCAAGCTGCAGGCAGCATTGCCAGAATGGCTGCCCATTTCCGGGCGAAAGCTGGCCTCGCCGATGAGATCACGAAGCTGAAGGCCGACAACTCGCGGCTCAGCTCCGAACTCAGTGCGGCGCTCAAGCGAGCCGAGGCTGCGGAAACCCAGAACGCAAAGCTGCTCGCCGACTGGGCGGAAATCGAGAAGGGCCTCCTCAATCCTGATGATGCTGGAGACGCAGCTGCTACGGCCGCCGGCATCGTCGAGCGGCGCGCGACGGCGAAGACCGCGCAGGAACTGCGCAACATGAGCCACCCGGCCGCGCAGCTGCCCGGTGCCAAGGCTCCCGCCGGCGCTGATGTACCAGAGCCTTCTCCGGCCGCCCGGGCCGCGGCCACGCGTCACGCATACTGGGCGCAGCGCAAAGCGCCATGGGCCGTCCAGAACAATTGATCCCTGCCACCCTCCACAGCTAAATCCAGCCAGCTCACACTATGCCTACAGCCTCCGAAATCCTCGCCGTCTCTCGCAACGGCTTCGCGGAGGGCCTCTTCATGGGGGTCCGCGCCGAAGCTCCGATCGTCGCCAACTTTGAAGCGCTGCCAATGATCGGCACGCAGTATCTTTCCATTGCCGTCGTCGGCCTCGCGGCCGCGCAGGGGTTCCTCCACCTGAATGAGGGCATGACTGCTCGCCGCTCCCAGATCGGCATGGGCAAGGTCGATGCCTACCGGATCGGCCTCCTCATCAAGGAGCCGAAATCATCTACCGACCTCTGGAACAGTCAAAACCAGTCGGCTGTCGGTGCCGGTCTCGTGATGGACTGGTTCTCGCTCCAGTCGATGCTGGCGTTCAAATCCGAGATGGTCAATCTCGAGCGCCAGATCATCAACGGGACCGCCAACAATCCGAAAGGATTCATCGGCCTGAAGCAGGCCACCAGTGCTGCCGCCGCCGCCAATGTGCTCACAGCCACGCAGGATCCAGAAGACTTCGGGTTTGCCCGCCACGCCATCAATGCCGGCGGGTCTACTGCCAACACCGCAACCAGCGTCTACTCAGTCTGGGAAGACCCGATGGGTGCCTGTCTCCGCATGGGCGGCCCGCAGGGCCTCGAGGGTTTCATGGGGATGAGCGAGATCAACACGGTCCTCAGCTCCGAGGTCGATCCCGTCGACGGCCTCACCAAGGAGCAGGAGTACTACTACGCGACCGGCGAAGGTTACATCGGGCTGTCCATCAACGGCAGCAGCGACGGCACCGGCCGCTCCTTCACACAGTACAGCGTCCGGCGGGCTTTCAACGTCACCGCGCAGGCAGGATTCACCTGCACGGAGGCCCTGCTCGATGCGCTCATCGCCAGCCACCCGTCCGGGTCGAAGCCAAACAAGCTCTACATGAGCGGGCGCTCGCAACGCCAGCTGCAGGCTGACCGCGGCACCAATGCCCAAGTCACTGTCTTCATGACCCCGGGCGATGCGGTCAGCCGCACGATGGCGCACCGCACTCCGCTGCCAGTCGAGCACCGTGGCATCCCCATCATCGTCTCGGAGCAGATCGGCAACACCGACGCCATCGAGGTTCCGGCCTGATCATTCTGACCATCAACCCTGACAATCGACACCATCATGCTCGACGTCCAACAAGCTCGCTCTCTCGCCAATCCGGCGGCCTCTGCAAACGCCAACTCGGCCAGCATCGACCTCGGTCCATCCGGGGGATCCTTCCTCCAGCATGGCCAGCTGCGCTTCGACATCCCGGCGATGCCCAACCTCGCGGCCGGCGAAACCCTCACGCTGGCCTTCCAAGACAGCGCAGACAACACATCCTTTGCGTCCGCCGTCGGTTACTCGACGATCGTCATCACGGGTCAAGCTGGCGGTAGTCCGGCTCAAACCATCCGCCGCCCGATCGCCACCGGCCTCCGCCGATACGTGCGCTTCAACAGCGC